AATGTTTTATCCTTCTCATACCCATATCCATTAGCAGAATCCTTATTTATTTTTCTAATATCTGCATTTCCAAATACTGCTTCTTGTAATGATATCTTTTCAAAAGACGGTGGCATCAAGCTTTCTAAACATTCACGCACGTAAACGAGCTCTTCCTGTTTAATATAAGGGATAGGTTTATAAGATTTTTTTGATAACTCAATGGTAGTTTTTTGTCCATACACACTTAAGTTAGCCGGAGCTTTCGATACTAATGGCGCTATAACACCTTTCATTTCTAAAGAAGTCAACTCGTTACAAATAGCTTCATCTTTAATATCAAACAAATCACTTTGAACAATCTTGGATTTACCTCTACCATTAATAGGTTTTAGATCTGTATTAAACAGTCTAATTCCAGAATACGACGAATAATTATTATCTTTTAAATCATAGTCAACTACTGAACACGTATTATCTTTAAACATAGCTTCTATTTTCTTCAAAGTTCTCTCACTCCATATTTTTATAATTCCTTCATTATTATTGCCGCATACATGATGACCTCTTATATTGCCTAATTTATCTATTAGCGCTGATCCACACATACCTGAAATACTAACAGGATAGCTAATGGTTTGTCCCGCTGTCATAGCATACGTTTTAGTACCGGCTTGATATTTTACCATGTGTTTTGTGACACTACTATTAATCCTATTATACAATGGTAACTCAAGAGTAGGATTAATCACAAACATGACGTCTCCACCTTTTATATTAACTTCTGCTTCATTTACATTAAATTTAAATTTTTTAATAGGTGTAATTGGAAATCTATCACATTTCAATATACATAAATCCTCTTCTGGTAGTCGCGTCTCTATTTTACAAATTAAATTGTTAAACATAATATTATCCTTTTCTAAATCAGTAAAAGTCTTGTATATATTTAAGACGGGATTTTCTCCCACTAAATGGTCGTTTAATAATATTGTATTACCACTTATAATACAATGAGCTACATGCTCTACTTCTATCCCATCTATTTGCGACATACATTTGACAACAAATGTGTGTTCCTTAATACGTCCCTGAATTGGATCTAAATTAACACCATTTTTATCTTGCACTTCATATAACTCTTCCTGTATACTCATTGTGTCATTCCTAAAAAACCAATATAAACCTACAGAGAAGATTAATCCTACTAAAGCTACAACAAGATTTCCACTCGTTATATGCTCAAAAGTCATAGCCAAAAAACTTTTACACTTATCTACTAAAAACCTAAATACAGTTTCAGTGCTTAAATAAACATTATTAAGTATGGTTTTAACCGAATCCGCATAAAATTCACACTTATTCTTAAAAGAAAAACCATCGTATGAAGTTTCACAACTTTTATTATCATCTATAGTCAACTCTCCAGCATTAAAAGAAAACCTTTTCGGTGGTGAATACATTTGCGCTTCAAAATATTCCTCAACATTCTCATTCACTTTATTAAGCATTCCTTCTAATCTCTGTTTACTCGTTGTATTTTGTAAGGAATATTTTTTGTTCATCTCTAAAGCATATTTTATTATAGAATACACCCATACAACAATCTTGTCCTCATCTTCTTCATTATGAAACTCACCTTGACACGCTAACGGCATACGGCAATTTTTCATACTATCAATAAACTGAATCTTCCACGTACCATCTTTCTTAAA